GTCATATTAGAGACAGGGGTATTAGCCTCTGCCATCATATCAGAGTATTCCTCTATTGCCATGTTCAGATAAGGCAACATGACAGTATACTTGTAATCAGTTTTATTGGGGTCATTCAACAGATTCGCAGCACGATCCATTATCTGACCCGCTGATACGGCTGTGGTACTCATGGTGAATGACCCCTATTGACTACTTCTGACCCCGGTACTTGTTCACCAGATCCCAGTATTCATGGTTGGTAGGAATGTTCGATTCCTGCCCACCATACTGACTCAGAATCTCCTGAATCTTTGCAAGATTCTCAGCCTTCTGGGGCTTGTCATCATCCTTGATGACTTTACCCGGAGTCTGTTCAGGTGCCTTCTGAACTGGTTTCGGTGCTTCAGCCATTTGTCTTTTCCTCTCTATACTAGGAGACGGTAACAGCCCAATTACCACCTGTAATTGCCACTACGACAGCAGTTACAGTTGAAAGATCGAATTCTTTGATGTTATCGCCAACAGTCTGTTCAGTTGTGATGAACAGTCTCTTATCATTCAACTGAAAGTCGATTCCAATCACGTTCGGAATGACAGCCGCCGTCAACTGTCTGTCAGGTCCCGTCTTTGCTGTTACTGTAGCCTGATGTGGCATTGTCTCTTCTCCAAACTATTGAACGAAGGAAAGATTCAACTTCTTAGCGAGTTCTGGGTCAGCCACGGCTTTACATGTCTGACAAATTGGGAAATTACTATTCCTCAATGAACCACACGCAATACAACGGACCAATTCGATGGTTTGCTGATCGCCAAGCCAAGGTTTGTTGGAAATGTTCAGTTCACGACATGCGAGCCGCGCATCCTCTGAAATCGACAATGGATTACCATTGGATCTCGACCAAAGAATGTCAGCGATACGCACTAATTCCATGAACCACTTCTTCTGCTGTGCCTGAGCCTTATTCAGCAGTGGTTGGTGTTCTTTCTTTAGTTTCTCGACTGAATACTCTCCTGGAATGTAGAAAAGGCCGGGCATTTGATCAGACATATTACAAGCCAGAAGACCATTACTATAGTCACGAACAATAGAATCGGCAATTTGTATTGAAGATACAGGGATTTCAAGTAGTGGCTGATGTTCATCGATCTCTCTCCACCAACTTGATGGTCCTACTATCAGAATAGCTGGTTTATCATAGGTTCCGGGGGGAATTTCAAAGAAACCCGGACTAATAGTAGCCTTACGCTCCGAAATCTGCTTCGGAAGGATGGATACAACAGTAGATTTATCAAGTGGATTCACAGGCGCACGAATAATGCGCCGATTAGTGTTCTGCAATCCCGGAAATTCACCTACTTGACTCATTTTTCACCTTTTTCGTAGTTACTGGGGACTACGATACCCTCTTTGTAGTGAACTGCGTCCATTGCCTCTGTATCATTACCGAATATTTCTTCTTGAAGCTCTGTAATACGCTGCTCCCGGCCCTCGGGGGTAGTATTCTTTTCAGAATCTACATACTTGGCGAGTGAACTCTTACCAAGAGCAGCGTAAAGTGTATCTATCACAAACTTTGTAGCTGTCCACACAGGTCTAACTGGACCCCGCTCATTACGATAAGTCCAGACAGGCTCATAACTCATTTTCGTGGTTGGGAGTTCATACAGATTCATATCTGGAACTACAACCAACCTCTCTAACACGTAGAAATGCTGAATATAAGGATACTTTCTCACCTCACGCACTTCTGGATAAAGCAACTCTACACCGGCGTCAGTGAAACTGACCCGACGCTTTTCAGTCTGTTCATCAGCCCACACTATCCTAAAGATAGGCTGATCATCATCTGATGTTCCAAAGTATTCTTTTAGTCTATCGTTGAGTGTTGATATTGATTCCATTTACGCTCGGCGGGATGCACCACCCCTGATGCATCCCGCCCCTCCACTGATGTATAATCTCTCCCAGCTGAACCTTATACACCAGAGTTGATGATCCACTTACCGAGTGACCGCACAAACACCATCCATACAGCCCTATTAATGACAGCAGCAAGGCCGACGTTGATGTTTCCTGATGTGCCCAGTGTAATGGCACCATCTACAGGAATCAGAATCAACAATCCACTGAATCCCCCACCGAAATTAGGGAGAATCGTATTGATTGTTGTTGAGCCAGTCACCTTCACGATGTCAGTTTTCGCACTGATACTAGCTGCACTAGCAACAGTCGATTCTGACAGTTTACTTGTTGTTCCAGGTATCATCTCGCCTCCTCCACCATGAGATGAATCTCGTCTCTCCGAGTGTCACGCCTAGATTATGCTCTACTGCTTCCCGGCGTTCTCATAGCGCCATTACCGCGTCAGCACTCCCGCCGGCGGACTTCTCACAACTGGTTGCGCCGGATGCGGACTTTAACATGTTGTGACCGCAAAATACCGAACTAACCAACTGGAACGTACTTGTTAGTGATCGTATTGAACACCAACAACATGCACTCACCAACGACTGATGCTTTAGCCGTGGCGATGTTACCAGTTGCCAACACACCAGCAGTTCCCGCGAACAGGATACAAAGGATGTGTGGACCGTTCACAGGTGGAGTGATATTAGCGATTCCCACGTTACCCGTGAGAATAATCAAACCAGGTCCTGGAACGATGGTTGCAGCACTAGCGATGGTTGATGCAGGGCCACCCCAAGGAGTGAACCTCTGCCAATCAGAATCAGGATACGGCATTGTATTCTCCTTCCTTAGTAGCCGACTGGAACAGCCAGATTGTCGATGTATGAGCAAGCAGCAGGATTCGACACGAACGTCTGCATACCCACAACCATGTAGAAGATTTCCGCCGCAGCCACACCACCTGATGCGCCACGAATCTCGAAAATCTTACGTCCATCAGTAGTATAGAAGCCGATGGGAAGAATCTCCGCACGGCCCCACACTTCATCGACCACCAAGTCGATGCGCGTCTTGTCCCAATTGAATGATGCCTTGATGCTAGCACCAGCCAACTGCATGTTGTTCCCAAAATACATATTCAGCCCTTCTTCCTTGGCTGTTTTCTGGATGATGGAAACCAACTGACCGATCTCCTCATACGCCTGCACCTGACAAGGATGGGTCCATGCAGTAGGATTGAATGAGTTCTCAATACCTACTCTGTTACCAATCTTGTTGATAGCCAAACGTGGAAGAGGAAGAGTCAATGCAGCATTACCAGCATTGACACGATTGGCACGAATTTCAGGCGTCGTTCCACGACTGAATCCAAGCCATGTTCCCGCGGATGCATTCGAGTGATGATACGGCACACCGAACAGACCGGGGAGTGAAGCTGGTGCTGTGAGTCCAGCAGTCACAATCTTGTCAGTAGGTGCAACCGCAGCAATCTGTGGAGTGATGTTGATGACTTTGTTCTCAACATCCCACAGAGTGATGGTTCCTTCACCACGCTTGATGGCAAGTGCAGCATCCCACACCTGAACTGTCTGACCGAAGCGCATGAGACGCGCACCGAATCCATCAGTGGTCAGAGTGATGACGTTGCTACCACCAGCGGGGGTATCAGTGGTAACAACACCAATGACACCATCACCAGTCTGCATCATCTGGCTATCCAACTGACGACGCATCTCATCCAATGCAGTGGCTGTAAGCCGTCGAACTGCATTGATGACTGCTTTGCGCGCATCATCAGTAGCCCACTGTGTCAACTTGGTGTATTCGATGTTCTCTGACAGGAATACACAGTTCAACACAGCCTTGTCGAACGTAGGCCCACCACCTCGACCCAGATCACCACCATCTGGATTGAAGTACTGGAAACTACCACCGGGTCTGAGTTCCAGCGGAACTCTCATCTGACGATGACTGATCTTCTCTACATCACGCTTCTTGATGTTAGCGAAAAACTTGTCATCGCGCTCGAACAGTACGCGGACTTTCGGAACTACTTTTTCAAGTTCCGTTGCCGCGACTTGACTCTCAACAACAGCCATGATTCCCCTCTAGTCTTTCATTAGCACATCGAGTGTAGACATTCCTTTCGGAATATCCGATGCTTTACGAATTTTTCCACTAGAGGGGGCCTGTGGACGGCCATTACTTACTGAGCTCTTTTTAGGAGCTGGTGTTTCTTCAACTTCATCATCCGAACTAGACCGCCTACCCAACCCCTTTAGTGCATCATTACGCGCCTTCTTGATGACTGTCGGAAGTAAGGTCTTCGCTTTGGATAGATAGGCAGCTTTTATCTTCTCAGTAGAGTCCTTATCGAACCCATTCTGAAATGCTCTCTCCCACAATCTGTCGAGTAAACCACGGAACTGACGGTCTTTACTCAACAAATCGTCTAATTTGTCATAGGCTTCTTGGACTGCATGTGACTTCACATAATCAGTCATTGAACCCCGTGGATCGATGTTTCCATCGATTGTTGCCTTCAGCACGTTATCAGCTCTCTGTTGGAGATCACCTTTCACAGATTCAAATCTCTCATATACCTGCTGATGTTGCTGTCTCTGAAACTGTTGTTCCCTCTGCTGTTCCTGCGGATTAGACTGCCGCGATAGTTGAGTAGGTGGCTGGAATTGCTGCGAACCAAATACGAACTGATTCAGCACATTCGCTGCCGCTTGTAACGGCGCACCCTGTTCACCTAATGCGCGCCCCTCTCTGACCATCGTAATGATGGTATCCTTGATGACATTACCTAACACATGATAATACGCCTGCTGGTCTACTGCTCTGAGTGCCGGCAGATAGTTGTCAGCGATACGATTGAATGATTCCTGACTTTCATCCTTCGCTGCCATCAGAACAGTGCGTATGTCACCGTTACGTATTTCAGATTCAACTGTATCCATGATTCTGGCTTTCTCACCAGCCTCACGCGCATCATTGATAGTCGGAAATACTTCAGTGAACTGTTGTTCCCTGTAATATGCCTTTTCAAGATATGGAAAGTCCTTGAATAGTTTCGGATATTTCGCTAGAATCTCTCTCCTTCTGACTGGAGTCATCAACTCCAAGTCTTCTTCTTTAGGACCTTCTAGTTCCTCTTCAATTTCTTTCAGTTCATCTACTTCCTCTTCATCATCTTCCTTCTCTTCAACTTCAACTTCCTCAGTTTCTTCGTCAGGTTCTTTTCCTCCCTTTTTAGGCAGGTCAAGAGTCTCAACAGGTTCTTCGACATTGAGTAACTCAAACGTGTCGTCTTCGCCTCCACCTGATTCACCTTCACCAGGGGAGAAGTATTTATTGAATTGTAGGTTCATACTCACCAACTCCTAATTGTTGGCCCGTACTATCGGGCGGAGGTCCCTGTGGAGACTGTTGCCCATCAGTCTGTGGGGGTGGAGGGGGCATCATTCCTTGTTGCTGCATCATCTCTTGCATCATTTTCTGTTGCTGCATATCTTTGTGCATCTTCATATGCAGTAACACATTCTTGTATCCCGAAGGATTTTCCAGTTTGCATAGACGGCCCGCGTCAGATACTAACCACCTACGACAAAGATCAGCCTCAAGAACGTGATCATCTACTTCCATGTCACATTCAATTGAAGGTAACTCAATCGGCGGAGGAGGTGGCATTCCCATCTGCATGGCCTGTTGCATCATCATGGGATCAGGTGGCATCTGAATTGGTTCAGAATTCACCAACTGAATAATCTCCTCATTCTGCTTATTACGGTCATCCTCACCAGGAATGATGTAATCTGTCAATCCGATGGCTTTCTTGATGTAGGGTAGATTTTCAGGAGATGCGAGAGTCGCCGTAATCGCCTCGTTGTTTAGCTCAAATAGAGCCATTATCGCATCTTTCTGCTGATTCCATGTGATTGGTAGGTTTTCATTCGCTTCCAATTCGATGGAACCAATCTTACCCTCTAACTCTGCCTTTCGGATGAACACGTTGATGAAATTACCAAATTCATCCTTCTTAACCTGCTTCTCATCATCACGCATTTCCTTGATGAAGAGAGGAATTGTCTTACTGTGTACGTTTTTCCACCACGCTAGTAACATTTTCCATGAAGTCTGTAATCTTTGGAGTGCCTGAGCGCGTGACATCGAGTATTCACTCGCCGTTCGACTACCAGACATCTGCCCACCGAACAGACTTGGGAGTGCGCCTGATACTAGTTGTCCGATTTCTTGTATTTTCTGAGCGAATGGTAAAACTTCTTGACTTAGAGTAGCAGTTTTCACTTCATAGAATCCTTCACTGAGGGGTTTACCTGATTTTGGTGTAGCCGGATAGATTCCACCGGGTATAACTTCTGAATTCCTGTATGCATTGAAGTTGAGTACTTTGGGGTCCGCAAATGTCTGTGGAATTCCATGCTCGACAGTCTGAAGAACGAGTGAAATGAGGTCGTTAGTGATATCTTGTACCGAAGTGAGAAGTAGACCAAGCGGATCGAAGTGAAGATAATCCGAAAGAGGGTTGTAAGTAAGAGTCCAGCTATCATCAAGATTCTCGTTACATCCCTCTGCGACCAAATCATTGACCACCGTCACTTTCACTCCGTTAGGGAACTGCTCACGCAATTCATCTGACTCATCTTTAGTTAATATGTTGAATGATGCAGGTCGAAGCCAACACTTTCTAACCGTTACGTTATTGACTGGATGTTCTCCTCTGTACTGAGGACTAGTTCTTCCCCACTGTTCGTATAAATCGTAGGTAGCTCCTCCTCGTGTAATTTTATCATGCAATTCTGGAAATTCTTCCAGCACATTGGCGAAATGAGTTTCATAAGAGTAGATGAGATAATTACAATCCTTCTGACTACGCGCCCACACGGGAACTTTGACAAACAATCCACCATAGACTTCCATGCAAACACGAGATTTCGCGTGTTTAGTAATTCCTGTCATTCGAGTGATTGTGAATGAAGTCTGTTCCTTCTTCGGCACAACCATTCGACCACATGATTCACATCTCTCATGCTCAAATGATGGTTCAGGGGGCATAAATTCGTCAGCCCGCATTTCTTCATCTAATTTCTTCTGTATTTCCATTGCCTCGTATTCTGATTGAGGCATTGGATTAGTAATCCTATCACCCATTTCTGATTGACAGAATGGACATGAAGTAATTTCATGTTCCTCTAGTTCTTCTTCATATTCCTTCTCTTCGTATGTTCCATACTTCTCATCTGACTGAGAGTATGAATACATTGCCGTCATACCTTCAGTACAGAACACGAATAATGCATGGAGCCACAACAAGGGCGCATCGTTATGACGGAAGATTAGTTCAGCAATCTTATCACCAGCTTTAGCAGTAGTTACATCGAGAGGATTATCGGCATCATCAGGATAACAAGTAACAGGAGGAACAGTAATAGAGAGTGCCGCAATGATAGATTCCAAGTAAGCCCGGTAGATGTTGACGGGTTTATCATAATTTGCTTGATCGGAGTCGGCTCCGACTCTCTCACTTTCTGGTATTCTCCAGTCATGCGCCACCTCACTGTAATATACGTGTTGAATATTTTCCCACAGCAACTTTAATCTGCGCCATGTTCTGATCTGACGATCGCGCACAGCTCTATCTTCATCATCGAAATGATCGATGATTTGTTTCAGTAAAATTTTAGTGGGTTCGTCTAGTTCTTTATGAGCCATTATCTTCTAGCCCTTCGTTCAGGTTGAACTGAACCAATCTTTGGCATCCGTGCCTTGAATGGAGTTTCATCATCTGACCCTAAATACTGAGTCTCATATCCACGACGGAATGGCTGGTCATTGATTGCTTCTCTACGACCCTGCCCAATCATCATCGACAAGTTAGGATTATTCTGGTCAGCCATTCCCATTGGATTCATCATTTGTTGTGAATTCATTGATGGACCTAATCCACCACCTGATTCATTACCTCTACTGTAACCTTGTAATTGGGACATCTGGCCCATTCCACCACCTTGTGGCATGAATGGGGGAGTTCCTCCGTAACCACCTTGACCCTGCCCACCGAATCTATCCATGACACCCTGACCTACTTTAGCCAGTGTGCCTACTTTTCCACCTAAACTAGAAGCAGGTGTATTGAAACTACCTGCACCAAAGGATTTACCTAATCCCCCGAGTGCGCCCGCACCACCAGCTAATCCTGCATAGTCAGCACCCATTCCAAGGATTGCATCGAATTTAGAGGGCGCGAGTCCTTTAGCAGCAGCTGAGTTAGCATCGTGCGCGTTCCATGCGCCTAATGCTGTCTTAGTCATGGGCGCAAAGGCGAGAGATGCTCCACCAGTGAATGGCGCAGCCACATACGGAGCAGCCGCTAGTGCGACTTTACCGATTTTCTTCATTACTGACTTGAAGCCCATGCTACACCGTCAACTTTGAAAGGTAAGCCCACACACCAAACACCTTCAGAATCCAAATCACACATGCAACTACAACAACGAAGTTGATGAGTTTCAGCATCGAAGGACTAACGTATGGTGGTCCATAAAGATTAATCACGGCGAGTAGCACACCGAATGCGAGAAGCACGAGGACAACGGTTAAGAGAGGCATTATTTGACTCCTAATTCCTTCTCCAATTTACTGATATCCTCTATCTCTTTAGTCTTATCCCTCATGAGCTGTGCCTTCTTCCTATCTTCAGCTTCAAACATCTGCTGACGCACACGCCAAGGAATAAACTGAGGCGTAATCGCCTGTGGCTCTTCCTTTTCAATGACGATGGGGGGTGGTTCAGGAGGAGCCATCAGACGATGCAATAGTTCGCGGCGTTCCTGCTCACTTAACGTAAGCTGTTCGCGCAGAACTTCACATGTCGGGCAAGGTACCGGCTCCAACCTGAACCACTTTTCCAAGAGTCTTTTAATCAATGCCTGTATCTCCCAACAGGACGAATGTTTTCTTCTGACTCGGACTCTACCTTCGCCATGTTCCGATAGAATGCAGTCCAGTCATTACTCGAATTGAGCTTATTGACTAGTGCTTCCTGCATTTGAATCTTCTTGAACTCCTGATTCGCTTCGTCAAAAAACGACTCAGCGGCGTCAACGAGGTAACGTAATCCATCTATTGGATCGTCGCCCTCGAACTCGGCTATATCCTCCGCAGGTTTATTACCTTTAGGCTTATCGTAAGAACACGCCTTAATTGCTTCGACAAGAACCGGTGCGGCACCTGAAAATATCTGGAGTTTTGGGATATTGGATTCGGGTTCCTTCTGATCGAATGAGGCGAGATAACTCTTATACTCATTCATCCCTCGATTACGCATGATCCACATGGCATAGTCTTCGTTATATACTCCAATCTCAGTAGGATTTACTTCTTTTGGCTTCCATCTGAGGTATTCATGGATAAGGAGTTTGCCAGCGATTCTACTGCCAGGAGAGTTGTTAGAAAGTTCAACTGATGTTCCAAGTTCATCCTCGATTTGTTGCTGGATAGTGTGTTCTTGTCCTCTTTCTTGGCCCGCCGACTTACAAAATCTAATAAGTCGTGGACTTTCTTTGTCGATGTAGAGTTTGACATGAGGTGCCCATTCAGCTATCTTCGTCTTCACCCAATACTGCTCACGATAAATGTACACGCGCTTGGAGGGAGAGATTGCTGCGTAGCCAATCCATGTCATCGCAGCGAATCCCCAGTCACCTACTACAATACGCGGCCACCATTGTGGAATCTCAAACTCTGGTACAACGTGTAATGCATTCTCAGGTTCGTCATCGAATTTCTTAGCTCTGAATTCGTCGAATACCTGCCCCTGATATGCATCCCAATCACCTAGTAATTTAGCTTTCCTCTCAGCTTCAATCGTTATTCCTTGTAACGACTGTTTATATGTAGGATCAATATGTTTATTATCTTCGAGAGTTGAGTGGATATATATTCTTTTGTTGCCCCCTCTTCCAATGATGATTTTTCCACCCTTTGGAGCAGGTTTGATAAATCGTTTGTAAGTCCAAGTATGTCCAATACCTCCGGGCATACCAGCAGCACGTATGATAGCGGGTAATTCTGGTACTGGCGAGCGAACTCGTTGGAATCCGACATACAAGTAAATCCATTCAGTGATTGATGTCAACTCATCAGGGGTGAATAGGTTAATCTGCATCGTATCGTATTGATGGACATCATCTTCATTCTCACAATGACCCAGAAAGATCATTGCTCCTTCATTATGTCCACCTGTACCGCCATACTGATCTGGACGTGGGAATGTCCAGCACATTTCTGTTTTATTGAGTGTAGCACCGAACTTACGATAAAGTTCTCGACTTCTTGGTATGATTTCATTACGTAGTTCTGGGTAGGTTCGTCGCATAAACACTTGCTTGAACTTTGGATGCTCATGCCATCTATGTACAATTCCATAGAGCAGTAGAACGTCGGATTTACCTGAACCTGCTCCTCCACCATAGAATGCTTCCTTTATTGTAGTAGGAATTGAAAGAAATAGTTCCTGCTTTGGCTC